AGGATTCAAACTATACGATACTATGATTTGGAGAAAGCCAAGCCCACAAGCACCAACAGAGGGCAGATATTATGACGTGTTCGAGTATATGTTTATATTTTCAAAAGGAAAACCAAAAACATTAAACCTTTTGACTGATAGACAAAACTTATCGGCTGGCATGAAATCGAAAAAAGAAACACGCTCATGTAAAGAAGATAGAAAATACACTGGCGAACAAAGAACGGTAGCTGAATTTTCAAGAAGATTTAATGTTTGGGATATTTCGAGAGGTTCGAGCAAAACAGAACACCCCGCTGTATTTCCTGAACAATTAGCAAATGACCACATATTAAGCTGGTCAAACGAAAATGATTTAGTGTACGATCCTTTTATGGGTTCGGGAACTACTGCAAAAATGGCAATTCTAAATAACAGGAACTGGATAGGGAGTGAAATATCCAAAGAATACTGTGAAATTGCAGAGAAGCGAATAAATGAAAATCTATAAAATCACAGAAGCAAGCGAATATCTTGGGAGGTTCTTATGAAAGTAATAAAGGTATCAGATGAGGTGTTTGAGAGGTTGAAAGAGCAGGCTGATTTAGGTTATAGGGCTATTGGTAAGCATATAGAGTACTTGTTAAACAACCAAGCAGATAAGGCTAAAACTACTTTAACCTCGGCTGAGGTAGAACAGGGTGAAAACAAAGATGATGAGAGTTGGGTCGAGGCTAACCCCCCTCGTAAGGCAGAGAAGTTACCTTGTTGTTTAGGTAACAAACCTTGTAAGCACTGGGTATGGGATATGAATACAGGTGATGGCTATGTTAATACTCTTACAGGTGAAGTTAAGGAAGTTTGATATACTTAAGATATGAAAGCAAGGAAGTTTACTCGAAAACAAAAGGCTTGGGCTGACGCTTTGTTAAATGATAAGTCTAAGTCTTTATTACAGGCTACTAGGGAGACTTACCCTAACGCTAAGGAAAGCACTCAAAACTTGATAGCTCATAATAATAAGAACAACCCTGTCATACAGGCTTATATGCAAAAACACTCTGATATTGCTACCAATGCGATGATGGAAACTTTAGAGGTGTCTAGGGTTTATTCTAAGAAAGGTGGCACTGCTGGGGCAGCTTATGCTGGGGTTGTAGCAACTATCTCTAAGGATATCCACGATAGGGTATTCGGTAAGGCTACGCAGAAGATTGATATGCAGTCTACTAAAGTATCGGTTAATATTGATTTGACCTCTGATAAAGACATTATTGACGCTTGATTGCTGACGCTTGATTGCTAACGCTTGAGTTGGTAATTTAGCTTTCTTCGAACGGATGTTTTAGTAGGTAGTTTATCTGCTTATTTAGGTTACGTCTGGCAAGGTCTTCTTCTGTTATGTAGTACTTGGGGTTGTACCTAGTAGACACAACCTCGTCGTTTTTACGGAAGAATGTAGGGCTATTAGCAGGGAACTCTTTAACGATAAATGTTTTGTTTAACAAGTGTTTTATGATATCGCCCATTTTGTTACATACCTTGTTACATACCTTGTTGCATTTATGCTTATATGATATGTTGATAATAACACAAAGACTCTCAAAGGCAAATTAGATTAACTTAACTATAAAGGAGAACAGCTAATGGCAGGCTGGACTGAAGAAAGGCGAGAACAAGCTCGTCAACGAATGAATAAGGCACGAGAAGTAAGGATGAAGAAGCTCCAGGAGCAAAGAGAAAAGGAAGAAATCATTGATAAAGCTACCCCCCTTGGTGGAATAACAGGGGAGAATAACCTATCTAAGGAGGATAATGTAGTGAGTTTACAGGCAGATTTAGAAGAACCAAGAGAAACACCAAATGAAGATGTGCCTAACAGGGGTACGACCGACACAGAGTCCGTAGAACAGGTTTTTGAAGAAAAAACGACTACAAGTACGTCTGAAAGTGAAAATGAGATGTCGCACAATATTAAAAACGACCCAAATAGTGGTAATGTTACTCTTACTAGCGAGCAATTCCAGCAATTACTCCAGGCTTTCCAGACAAACCAGAACGCACAACAGCTACCAAAGGCTCAATCGAGCGAGGTTGTTGAGAAAGCATCTATAAATCCTAACTTATACAAGAACCCACTAGATTACTTGTACGACATACCAGAACTCAAGAGGTTTAACTTAAGGGAAAACTTCGTGATTACTTATGATTTCTCTACAATTAAGTACCAGACAGCACAGGGTGCGTGGTATATTGAGCCAAAGTTTGAACTAGCACTTATGAGAAAGCAGTTTGACACTGCTACAGGAGAAGAGCTGGTCAAAAAGAAGCCTGATGGTACAACTTATAAGCCAAGAGTTGTTTTGGGTAGGGCAATCTTCTTTGAAGACGCTCCAGCTAATATTGAAGAGGCACAACTAGCTGGCTTGGGCGTTGAGGATATCGAGAAAGATGACTTTGCTGAGAAGATGAGGTTCTGGCGTATGAGGGAATACATTATTAGTAGAGTTAACCCACGACCGACTATAACTAAGACTAGCAACAAGCGTGAGGAAGTTATTGGTGGTAAGGTTTACCAGATAGACGAATATTCAGATTTCGTGGAGTAAGGCGTGGCTTATACACCACATAAAGTACAGGCTGAGGCTCATAAGGCTTTCTTAATAGATGGCTATAAAAAGGGTGTTTTATACTGGGGTCGGCAGTGCGGGAAATCTATATGGTCAATTCAGCAGTTGGTGTTCTCGGCAATCTTAAACCAAGGACAGCATTTCATTGTTTTTAAGGAATACCAACAGGCTGAGCAGGTAGCTTGGACGCAGTATTTACATACCATACCTCAAGGTTTAATTGCCAAGACTGACAAATCTAGCTTGACGATTACTTTTAACTATATTGGTACTAACGCCAATGGGGATAAGGCAGTCGTTAAGTTCCCTGAGCCAATCGGTGAGAGGGTGATTGAACACGATGAAAGTAAGCCACCTAGCTCGATTAGGTTGCTCGGTTCTGACAAATATGAATGCTTTGATGATAAGGTTGAGATATTAACCAGTTCTGGCTGGAAGTTGTTCAAGGACTTAGACAAAACGGAAGAAGTTTTGACACTATCCCCTACTGGTTTTGCCGAGTGGCAGAAGCCCACTAGGTATATCGATGAATACTATAATGGCGAGATGTACCATATAAATAGTGGTCGCATTGACTTAAGTGTTACCCCTAATCATAGGTTCTTGGTGCAAAGTGGGAAGGGCGTGATGAAATTTAAGGCTATAAGTGACCCAACTATTTTAGGTTACAAGATACCAGCTGTAGCAAAGTTTGAGGGCAAAGACTCCTTATCTCATAATGATATGGCTATTATGGGGTTCTATTTAGCTGAGGGCAACGCCTATGGGAATAATGGTGGTGATATAACCAAGCGTAGAGGTAACTATGAAGTAGTATTTAACCAAACAGCTGGAGTTAAGGGCGGAGATAAGGGAGAGGTACGTTCACAATTTAAGAAAATTTTAGAAAGTGCTGGTTATAATGTCCACGAAAAATCTCACTGTTTATATGTCTTGAATAAAGACCTATGGTCAAAACTAGTTGTCTTGGGTAACACTTACACCAAGAGAATACCTAGAGAATATAAGGAGCAAAGTCCAGATAAGTTACGCACAATGCTCCACTGGTTAATTATGGGTGATGGTACGATACGAGGAGTAAAAAGAACCTATTCTACCACCTCTAAAGGTTTAGCTGATGATGTTCAAGAGATTGCCATAAAGGCTGGTTATGGAGCTAGGATTGTAGCTAAAGAACCCAATAATCGCATTAGTTACATAAAAGGTAGAACGGTCAAATCTAAAGCCACCCTTTATACCATTACAATACTTAATAATAAGTGGAGTTATTTTACCAGTAGTAAAAAGAGTTATGTGTCTAAAACTCACTATGATGGTAGAGTATATTGTGTCCAAGTGCCTAATCAGACAATAATGGTCCGCAATAATGGCAAGGCTACTTGGAGTGGTAATTCGCACAGAGGGGCTAAAGCTATGGGTATGATAATGGACGAATATCAAGACCAAGACCCTAAAGCGTGGGCTAGTGTCTATTCTAAGTTCTTTGCTACCACTAATGGTTGGGTTTGTTATATGGGTACAGCCAAGGACATCGACCACTGGAACGAACTCCTAGACCTATCTGAAAAAAGCGACAATTACTACTATTCTAAAGCTACTTATAGAGATACCCCCTACATCTCGCAAGAGTGGGTTGATGAGGACAAGAAAGACGCCATAGCTAAAGGAGAACTAGGAATTTGGATGCAGGAAATGGAACTAGTGCCATTTAATATACAAGGAGTTGTTTACCCAATGTTTGATAAAAATATACATATAGTTAAGCCAAGCGATGTGCCTGTTGACGGTACGGATTATATCACCGTAGACTTCGGTTTTGCTGAGGGACATCCAGCAGCTGTTTGTTTTGTTAGGATTACAGCTGATGATGTTTGGTATGTTTACGATGAAATACACGGTACAGGTATCCAGATAGATGATATGATTGCCCAGATAAGAGAGAAGACAGGTGATAGACGGATAACAGCCATAATTGCTGATAGTGCTAGACCCGACCTGATAGATTATATGCAGAGTAAGGGGTTGCCTGTCATACCAGCCCCCAAGAAATCCAACTCTGTGCCAGCTGGGATACAGCTCTTGGCCCAGAGGTTACAACCTAAAATACAGATTATTGGCGAGCCAAGACCTAATATGTATTTTGCTAGTAACTGTAAGAGGACTGTCTACGACTTTACTCATTATAAGTATAAAGAGATTAAAGCTAACCGACCAGCTATGGAGCTACCCGAGAAACGCTTCGATGACGCAACCGATAGTATACGATATTTGGCATTATTTTTCAAGTATGGGCAGGTTAATAAGTCTAACCCTATAAACGCAAAACCAAAGTTTAACGAGTTTGGACTTTGATAGTACAATGAAAGTATGAAAAGAGGGCAAAATGGCTAAAAGTAAACAAGACAACAACACATATAAATATAAGAAAGACTACGACACCGACTTAGAGGCTCACGATAAATATACAGTCGAGTGGGACTCTTTGGAGGCAATGTTAGTTAGTAAGACTTATGACTCAATATCTAAACAGACTAAAAATGGCATAACCGACTCTGACGCAGCGACAATGCTGATTGAAAGAAGTGCGAGGGTCGTTGGTCAATTACCTGAGGGTGTAACAGAGGCAGCAGGTAAGAAAGACAGGGGCAAGGCGTCCTTGATGGACATCATTAGGAGTAGTTATATCTACCCTAACGCTAATGCTCAACGACCTTTTCTGGAAAAGTTAAGGCTCTGGGAACTATATTCAGGTGTTTATGGTGTATCACTGATGTACTATGACTGGGATGTTGCTCCTAACGGCTATATCGGACCAAACTGTTGGCTGTGGAACCCTCGTAACTTTGTTCCCCAAAAGGGCAAGTATTCAATAGAGGATATGGAATATGCTCACGCTATCTCGTGGATAACCAAAGCTGAAATAGGCAACCTACTTAAACAGTTAAAAAAAGATGAAACTTTTGCTGAAACAAGTGGCTGGAACAAGAGTACACTAAGTGAAATCTATGACGCTATTGATAGTTTTTCTAAGGAGCAGGACGGCAATCGTACTACCTATAACGAACGAGCTAAGCAAGACGCTATTAAGGGTAGGGTACAGGTAGTAACTCGTTTTGAAGCTGGTAAAAATGGTCGCTGGATAACCTTTGCCCCAGATATGGGTGCGTTAGAGCTCAGAAACATAGCTAACCCCCATAAGAACGGTTACATACCTTTTGTAGCTAAACAGTCTATCCAACTAATGGACTCGTTCTATGGCTTAGCTGACTTACAAAGAGCTAAACCAATCCAGTTCGCTAAAGACGGTTTGATCAACTTCTACTTCCAGGGTCTTAAGATGAACCTTTACCCACCAACTATTGTTAATTCGCAGGGTATCTTAAAACACACCGTATCTAACGAGCCAGGTGCAATCTGGGAAGAGATTATACCTAATTCTGCTCGCAGGCTTGAGACTTCTACGGCTGGTTTGTCTACCTATCAGGCAGTTATGGGACAGATGTCAGGTGCTATACAGAATGTCTATGGTACGACTACCACTCAAGCTAACTCCGAAAGTGCAATGAGCTCGCAATTTGGCAAAACTCCACAAGCTCTTAAAATGCAGTCTGAGAGAGAAAGCTCTAGAGATAACCAGAACCGTAGTATGTTGCAAACATCTATTGAGCAGTTAGTGGACAGGTTCTACGAGCTAATTGTAAATGTTGGTACTGAGCCCTTTGATGTGACCCTATTCTCGGAGGACATTAAGAATATAATCGCTCAAGGCTATACCGATGTTAATGAGATGGTACAATGGAACGAATCAGATAACTCTGGCAAGATAGTTATTAAGCCAGAGGCTCTTAAGGGTATTAGTTATCGCTTTAATATGAAGTCTGACTCAACTATTAAGATAACCAAGAAAGAGCAAAAAGAAGACCTCTTAGAGTTTATCTCAGTTCTTGCCAAGCACCAGAATGAATTACAGGAAATCTATAAGACCTCTGGAAAGATGATAAACTGGGAGAAAATCATAAACCAGTACGCAGCTTTAGCAGACCTACCTGGCATAGGAGATGTCTTTGTACAGGGTGAAAAGCCAGAAGATAACAAGCCTGACCCAGTTATGGAATTACTCAAGGCTATGAATATCCAGTACACTGACCTACCAGAAGATGTTAAACAACAGGTAATGCAGGGCTTGGGCGTACAGACAGGTGAACTATCACCACGAGAGAAAGATATCAAGGTTAAAGAGACTGACGCCGAGACAAGGCGTATACAGGCTCTTGGACAGTCTACACCAGCTCCAGAAGACGACATTGACCCAGATATCGGTGCAGCTATCAGCCAGTTGCAAAATATGCTATAGTGTTTGTAATAAAAGGAGGGCATTATGCGAGCTAATATACCAGTAAGTGATGAGTTCAATCCGTTACAACCAGTGGAGGAACAAAGGGTTGAGCTGACACCAGAACAACTAGCCTTAGCTAAAATTGGTGTATCAGACGGTTGGAAGTTACTAAAGGAGTACATAGACCAACGGATTGAGGCATATAAGTTAGGCTTATTCGGTGAAGACTTAGCAGGTAAGGATACTGCTATTATTGGGCAAAGGTTTATCGCTGCTCAAGCCGTTATTAGGGAGTTTGAAAGTTTAGTGGAAGAGATTGAGCGTACTACTAAGACTGTTAAAGAAGTCCGTAAGAATGGCGTACCAAAGTAAAGCTAGTAAAGAGTGGTTTGAGAGAAATGGTGTTGAAGCACCTGAAGTGGTCCAGCACTACTCTGATGACGAGTTGGCCAAGAAGTTCCAAGAACAAAGCCAGAGTACAATTCACGGTGATTGGTTGCAGATTGGCAACACCCTGCACTGCCGAAAGTGTAATAACCACGGTTTATTGATAGATACTAGTAAAGTACTTGTTGGCACTGACGACAAAGGTTTGCCAATTCTCAATGATATAGTATAAAATGAAATTATAGGTGACGACCGTACCTTAAACGAGGTCAGTATGGAGCCGACCGTTCCATTAACGAGGTCAGTAAAAAAAGATAGGGGCAAAGCAATGCAAGACGATACAACAACTAATGAAGAAAATCAGGAGTTAAATGAATCGCAAGAGGTTGACGAACAGAACGAACAAGATGTTCAGGAAGTAGACAACCAAGAAGATACTCAGGTTGAAAAAGCTGAAGAGGCGAATAATCAAGTAGATGAAACGCCAGAAAGTGAAAACTCAGAGGGAGAACGCCCACCTTCAAGACGAGAAACCAAGAGAATCCAACAGCTTATTGCTAAAATGCAGAACCAAAGCAATAACAGTAACTTACCATCTCCGAACACCAACAATGATCCTAGCATTGCCCGTAAGCAACGGATTATTGATGAGGGTGAATATGATTTAGACGAAATAAATCAAATGGCAGGTAACTATGCCAACGAGATGTATCAAAAGGGGTTATCTCAAGCTCAACAGTTACAGAACGCTAATATGTTCTCTACTAGACTAGAGATAGACACACCTCAAGTAATGAGCAAACACACCTTTCTTGACCCAAGTGCTAATGACTTTAATCCGTCAGTAGCCGATATGGTAAATAGAATGTACCTTAACTTAGTCGGTTTTAACCCCAACACTGGCACAGTATCCAACCCCAACATCCGTTATGGCGAGTTTGTGGATGGGTATATGGACACAGTAGATATGCTGTCCAGCCAGAATAGGGCTGAGAGTTCAAAGAATATAGCTAAACAAGTGGCTAATTCAGGAGTTCGCCCTAATGGTGTAGCCGACACAGAATATCAAGGCAATAACCCTAAGAAGATGTCAGATAAGCAATTAGACGACATTATCAAGGAAAGCTTTGGTTTTTAGAAACTTAACTTAAAAAAGACAAAGGAAAAAACAATGGCAACATTAAACTCAAATGTTACTCGTTCCATTGCTCAAACAGCTGAATATATCGCTGAGAAGTGGACACGAGAAGTAGAAAAACCTTTCTACAAAACCCTACAGGCAGCAAAGCTTGTACAAAGACGAGACGGCTTAGTCTCTGATGGTGGCGATGTAATTCGTGTACCATTTTTGGCAGAAGTAAACGCTCGTGCTAAAGCCGCTTCAACTGATGTTACTTACGACAGCCCAGAGGGTACACCAGTAACTATCAACATTGATAAGCACTACTACTCAGCAGTTAAAATTGAGGAAATCGCACGAGTTCAATCACAGTATGAACTTCGCAGTATGTTCCAAGAGGCACAGGCTGAGGCAGTCGCTCGTCAGCTAGACACAGACATCTTAGCTCTCTATGCTTCTGCTGGTAACACAGTTACAGGTGGTGCTTCTATCGGTGACGCAGATATCGTATCTGTAGTTAAGTTCTTAGACACTAACAACGTACCTCAATCTCAAAGGCGAGGTATCGTTGGTGCTAACACTAAGAACGACCTACTCGGCGTTAACAAGTATGTAGCTTACGACCAGACTGGTAAAACAGGCAAGGCTGTTGACGGTTCTGACGGTCTTGTAGCTAGCCTATACGGTATGGACATCTATATGAGCCAGAACGTACCTGTATCTACAACTGGTAGGAATATCTTCTTCCACAAGAAAGCTATTTCTTTGGCAGAGCAACTTAGCCCAACCTACAAGATGGAGTTCTCAGTTGACTCAATCGCTACAAAGGCTGTTCTACACGCTATCTATGGTGTTGGCGTAGAACGAGCTCCAGCACTTGTACAGTTAACAAGACCAACTGCAGCTTAATAGGAGGAGAATAGTATGCCAAGTAGAGCAGAACTTAACTTGCGAGCTAGAGTGTGCAATATTGACCCTGACACAGTTGCTAATGACTCAGTATTAGAGCAGAAAGTGCTATACGCTGAAAAGACAATTGCAGCTGGAGCGTCAACGGTCAAAGCTGTACCAGCAGACAATACAGCAGGAGTAAAAAACACACTAGCTGGTGTCGCAGGTGACGCAAATATCTAAATAGAAAGGAAAGATTATGGAATTAGATATTAACAACCCTGAGCACGGTAACCTCACTTATGAGGAAATCAAGGCTCTGAAGGAAGTTAAACCTAAGAAATAGTCCATACTATTTAGGTGAATTAGAACTCTCAGTAAAATGGGAGTTCTTTTTTTATGTGTTATAATGCTTCTATGAAACCGTTAAATGGCTTTATCTTGGTAAAAGCCGACAAGGAACTAGAGAGTACTAAGTCTGGTATTCTAATTGCCAAGAACGCTCTGAAACTGCCCCAAACAGGTACTATACTAGCTGTTAGTGATGAAGAGAAAGAACTCAAGGCTGGCGATAGGGTGGCTTTTTTACGCTATGCTACGATTGATACCGATGATGAGTTGGTCAAAGTTTGTAAGAAATCTCATATAGTTGGGATATTAGATGGCAGTTCGTGATTATTCTTTAAGAGAGACTGAGCTATTACAAGACGCTGTTAAATTAAGTGCGACTCCTATAAAAGACTATTCTATGTCCACCATCTGTTGGGCTATCTGGAACCAGTCGGACTACGATAAACGGAATAGGATGATACATCTTGCCTTTGATAACAAAAGAGCCACCGTTTCTGCTGTAGATTTGCGTTATGAAATAGAAAGACTTATAGATGATAAGGTGGACGATTTAATGCCTTTAAGACAAATTACACTTGGCGATGTGGGAATAGACACCAGCGAGTCCAACAAAGCTTGCTTGCAAGACCATATGGCAAGTATTACAATTAAAGGTAAGACAGCTATAATAGATTTGGAAGAATTGCTTAAAGCTATAAGGTACACATAAAAATGGACAGCGATAACAAACAACAGCCAAAACAAAATAACCTATCCAAATTGCCACCAGAGTTACTAGCTAGGCTAAAAGAGATAGAAAAAGACTCACCCCAGTTCAAACAACTAGAGGCGATTGAAGATATCGCCGACATTGTTCAGGATATACACAGTGCGAGCATAGACAGCTCAGAATTGTTAGAGTCAGCGTTCAAACAAGTTGGTGCAATCTTAGTTGACTCAAGGGAGAGTCTCAAGCAGATAGCTGACAAACAAGACCCCAAACAACCTGATGTGGTCAAACCAATAGTCAAAGCTATTGAGGTTATGCAAGCGAGTATCGCTAAAGAACTTAAAAACATTGATGTTAAGCCACAAATAAAGCTCCCTGAGCTACCCACACCTTCTGTAACAGTTCAACCGACTGATGTGGTTATTGACTTGTCTAGACTAGAAAAAGCCCTTAAAACACTTGAAAAGGCTGTTGTAGGGCAAATTAAGGCTATACCTGAAGTAAAACCAACCAATATAAACCCCATAACAGAACTGCAGAAAGAGTCTAACGAGTGGCTAGAGAGTATAGATCACGCCGTCAGGCTTAAGCCGACTTTCCCTAACACTATGGCTATTGGTAATATGCCAAATACTTTCCCTTTGCCAAATGACCAAATGACAGCGTTGACACCTCAAACCTATAAGCTACTACTAGACGATACATCAACCCCGAACGTAACCTATGTTGGCAAGGCGACAATCGGTTCAGCACCAACGTCTTCAGCTTGGCAGATACAGAAGATAGACGAAGCAACAGGTCTGAGTATTACTTGGGCAAGCA